AAATGTGGTCCCAAGTATTTCGGTTAATGATGGAGCTAAGGTTTCCCTTTGACATAGGAAAGATTTCTTGAATTTGCGCGTAGGACTTTCCACTGTCTCGCAAAGCCCTCATCTCCAGCACCTGTTCTTTAGTAAAGATAGTTCGTCCTTCTCTGTGCCGGCCGTGTCTAACTTTGTCCGCCGTGTTTTCTGCCGCAGTCGCCCACCTCAGATTACTGTAATGGTTATTCAGCGGATCACCATCCCAGTGAGCGCACTGGTGGGACGGGGTTGGAGGTGGCCCTACAAAAGCAATCAACACCTCGCGGTGGGAGGTAACATGGACGCCCTTCCCGTTTACCCGAATCTTGTATTCCCTGTACCCGTCCTTTTTGAAACTCCCCTTCAGGACTGTCCCCGCGACCCTGTTTGATCTATTGACCAGCAACCGCAGGTCGCCGTGTTCGGACACTTCGTAAAAAGGGATACTGGCCGGCCTCCATTCCGTCATAACTCCACCGGCTCAAGAGATGCCACAAGGATCGAATCATATTCCTTTTGTAATTCATGGATAACATCACCCAAGAAATCTAAATAATACACGTATTCCAAACCTTCCGACCCAGGATCCTTTATGGCCTGTTTCCACTCGTCTAATTTCTTACGAGTTGTAGGTGAGGGTAGCGCTTCTTCCTTTTCGTCGTGCCAGGCAAACGTTAGACTTTCCGTCATCTCAACCACTCCTTCAGTTCCTCTCCCATCACCACACTGGCGATGTCCATCTTGGCGCGGAGAGATTTGACAATCTGTTCGTCAATCGTCCCCTCTGCGATTAAATCTATGTATGTGACGTGTTCCGTTTGCCCGATACGGTGCGCTCGGTCTTCGGACTGCATCCGCACGGCCAGATCAAAGCTGTTGGCAAAGTAGATGACGGTGGTGGCGGCGGTTAGTGTAATCCCGTAACCGCCCGTCATTGGATTGCCGATAAAGAACCGTGCGTCCCCGTTCTGAAAACGCTCAATGGCCTCCACCCGATCATCGTCGGAGGTGTCACCAAAGTAAGTAACCGTGGACCGTGGCCCGTATTTCTTGATCAGTGCGGCCGCGATACGTTTTATATCGTACCGGAACCTGGACCAGATGATTGCTTTACCATCGGATTCTTCAAGGCAGCCCATAAGCTCATCGAGCCGGTTGTCGGCAACCTCAATGACCTCACCGTTGTCCGACTTGGTGTGGCCCGACAACACCTGCTGCATCCTCAAAAGCTGGGTCATGACGTTTGTTGCGGTCATAAACTCGGCATCTTCGATGTGCGCGAGTGCATATTTCTTTAAATCGGTATAAATGCGCTCTTGGTCTGTTGACAAAGTTACATTTCTCTGAACGTAAATCTTGCTGGGCAGATCGAGGCAGTCATCTTTCATGATTCGCGAAGAAAAGTTCTTTAAAAGCCCTGAAAGTTCATCGAGGTTGCGATACCCGACGATCTGGTTGAACGAATGGGCGCCCATGGTTCGTTTGTTCATGATTGCGTAGCGATATTGAAATTGGAAAAAGTTATCGCCACAGTCACCCAGCAGATACTTGTTCATGAACCGACATTGCGACCAGAGATCCATAGGCGACTGCGTGACGGGGAACCCTGTCAGTATGCGGCGGTATCGTGCCAGATGGCTCATCTTGAGAAGAGCCTTGGTCCGGGAGGCCTTTGGCGACTTAATCGCGGTGGACTCGTCAATGGCAAGCAGCGCCTTCGACGATCCCAGAACAGACGCTAAAAACTTCTGCCCCTTTTTGGTACTCAAAGCCTCGACGTTCATCATTAACATCCGGAAGCCTGTTGCGGGGCTCATAAAGCTGATGAGCTGCTGCTTGAGTGCTTTGGGCGGGTTGGGGCGCCAGACAGCTATTGAGGCGCCCTCCGCAACCCGGTCAGGCATGTGCGCCGGAATTTCAAGGTTCGCCCAGTTTCGATACACGCCCTTCGGAGCGACAACGATAAAGGTGTCGATCTTGCCGGCTTCGTAAAGCATTGACGCGGTATCAATGCAGACTTTAGACTTCCCTGTCCCCATTTCCATGAAGAAGGCCCAATCCGTCTTGTCCCAGGAAACGCGCAAGACATCGTCTTGGTGCTTATAGGGTTTTGTTTTGTAATCGTAATTCATAATACCATTATATCATAACATTTGGTGTTGCATACAAGAAAATGATGGATTATGGTGTCTAAATTCAGAAAGAGAGAAATCGAATGAGCACGGTCTACGTCACACAAGAAAACCCCCGCGTGAATATCGTTTCCGCAGCTAGGTGGGGTGATTTAGAACCGCTCACAAGCCCTTTTGATCAGATTCACATAAACCCCATACGCATGGTGTCTCAAATCAGGCGCAAGCTTCGGGGATTCACGGATGATGATTGGCTTTTGGCCATGGGCGACCCCGCCATCATAGGGGTATCTTTTGCTATAGCTGCGGAAGTCAACCAAGGCCGTGTCAATCTATTGAAATGGGATCGTATGGAGAAGTCCTACTATCCTGTGAAGATATCGTTGCGCGGTGTTGGCATTGAGAACTTAAACCCTGACGAGGAGATACGTTATGAGTGAATCCGACTTATGGAAAACGATAGAAGCTGATGCGGATGCGTTTGAGGATTTGACGACCGAGGCCAGTACGGAATTGGCTGGATTAATAAGGCAGGTTGGTAAGGTCCAGACGGATCTTGTCCGTGCCGAGGAGAACCTCAAACTTTTGAAGCGGAACAGAGATCGATACCTGCATGAATTAATTCCCCAAAAAATGCAGGAGACGGGGTTAGACAAAGTTGTAGTCGGCGGAAATAGCGTCAGCCTAGCAACCTTTGTCAGTGGCACGATGCCAAAAGACCCCATGCAGCGGGACATTGCATTGTCTCATTTACGAGAAATCGGTGCGTCTGACTTTATTAAGAACCAGGTCAGCGTTTCATTTCCTGTATCCGAGGATAATCGTGCTCGTGCTATGCAAGCGGATCTTGAGGAAAAAGGTTTTGACACTGCTGCAAAGACTTGGGTCGAACCTCAGACGCTCAAAAAGTTAATACGAGAGCGTGTGGAGTCGGGTCAAGAAATCGATCTCGAAATATTTAACGCACACATTGGAACAATTGCAAAAATCAAAGGAGAATAGACATGGCTAAAACAGCAAAATCGCTTACGAAAGAACTCGCCGCCGCTTTTGAAGACGACGCGGGGTTTGGTTTTGAAGAAGTAACCTCATCGGATCTACAGATACCTTTTCTGCGGATCATACAGGCGTTATCGCCGCAACTCAAAAAGAGTGACGCTGCTTTTATTGAGGGCGCCGGTCAGGGCGACATCTTCAACACCGTGACGAACAAGGTCTGGGATGCTGACGAAGGCGTCATTGTGCTTCCGGTGCATTTTCAGATGAAGTTTCTGGAATTTGTACCGCGCAGCCAAGGCGGCGGATTCGAAGGAGAACTGGCGGCCGACTCAAATGATGTCCTTACCTCCGTTCGCGATAAGGATTCCGGCATGGAGTTGCTATCCAATGGCAACGAACTGGTCCGTACGGCCCAGCATTACATAAAGATTGTTCATGACGACGGCACCTTGGAGAATGCTATTGTTGACATGAAGAAAACGCAGCTGAAGAAGAGTCGGTTGTGGCTGTCTATGATGATGATGCAGTAGCACAACGGCAAGACCATGCCCTCGTTTGCCAGTACGTATCGCCTCAAGTCTGTTGAGGACGGCAACGACAAAGGATCGTGGGGTTCGTGGAGCATTGCTCTGGAGGGTGCTGTTCCATCGATGGAGGCTTACACCGAGTGTCGGGAGTTGCACGCGTCGATCAGTTCGGGAGAAATAAGGATTCTTCCGCCTAGCGATCCTACAATTCAGGCTATTCAGGAGATAACATCTGACGATGTGCCGTTCTGAGTGACTAGGGACCCGCTGTTGCGCGGGTCCCGTTTATTCTGATGGAAGATTCAGCACAAAGGTTCCTTGACCTGTTTACCGGATCTCAAGGCGCCCATGGACAGACAGACGTTTTAGGTCGTCAAAAGAACGGCAAACAACAGGCAAAGTACGAGATTGTCCGTGAACCGTTGACCGTGGAGCTTGTTCAAGAGCACTTGGACGGGAGCCTTGGTGTTGGGTCTATTCCCATTGATGAGACTAACAAGTGCCTGTTTGGGGCCTTGGACATAGACGACTACAACTTAGACCTTCCGGTTCTGTTTGCGAAGGTCAAGAGGTTTAAACTGCCTTTGGTCCTGTGTCGGTCCAAGTCTGGCGGCGCACATCTATATCTTTTTATGTCAGAGAAGGTTGCAGCATCCGAAATGCGCGACAGGCTGGCAGAGTTTGCATCTGTTTTAGGTTGGGGAAACTGCGAGATATTTCCTAAGCAGGAGGAGTTGCTGGCGGAACGCGGCGATGTGGGAAACTTTATTAACCTTCCTTATCAGAACGCGAAATACACCACCCGGTATGCTTTAAAGAAGGGTGGCGATTCTCTGGACTTGGAGAATTTCCTTACGCTGGCCGAGAAGGCTCGGATTACAGCCAAGCAGCTATCCAACATATCCTTGGGGGGAGACAACGGCGTGTTGCCGGATGGTCCTCCTTGCCTACAGAAGCTAACAGAGTTTGGGATACCTGAAGGCGGCCGCAATATGACGCTGCTCAACGTGGGCGTTTACTACAAGCAAGCGTCACCCAACGATTGGAAGGAACTGCTGGAAAAGCACAACCAGGATTATTGCACTCCGCCTCTGCCGGCGCGTGAGGTTGTCCTGATACAGGAGCAGCTGGAAAAGAAAGAGTATTTTTATACGTGCAAGTCTGAGCCTATCCACGGCCACTGTAACAAGTCGCTCTGCCGGTCGCGGAAGTTCGGAGTAGGTGATGCTAACTCGCACGTTCCGGTTGGCGGTCTGACAGTTGTTGAGTCTGAGCCGCCTGTCTGGTTTGTGGACGTGGACGGCGCTCGCCTGGAGTTGTCTACCAAACAGCTACAGATGCAGGTTGAGTTTCAACGGGCTTGCATGGAGCAGATGTACAAGATGCCGGCCCGGATGAAGGAGAACGATTGGCGGGATCTGGTCGATAATCTTCTAAGTGACGCAACACGGATATCGGTTCCAGAAGAGTTGACCCAGAAGGGTCTCTTCGTGGAACTTTTAGAAAACTTTTGCACTTCTAGAATACAGGCACACAGCCCAGAAGAACTGTTAACGGGAAAGCCTTGGACCGAGGACGGCCTGACGCATTTCAAGTTAAGTTCTCTACAGGATTTTTTAAAGCGCAATAACTTTACGTTATACACCCGTGGGCAGATCACCGAACGTTTAAAAGAGATGAACAATGGAGCGGAGTCAGACAAGACTTATCGCTTCCAAGATAACGATGATAACTGGAAGTCTGTGCGTGTCTGGTGTGTACCGGAGATGCATCGCGGTGAGGTTGACCTGCCAGAGGTTACGTTTGAACCAGAGGATCCGCCGTTTTGACAGACCAGCATGAAACCATCCTTGGGCCGCCCGGCACTGGCAAGACCCAGACCAACTCCAACAAGATCAGGGATTGCATTGAGCAAGGCATAGCGCCTGACCGGATCGCCTGCGTGTCGTTTACGCGTAAGGCTGCGAAGGAAAGCCGAGATCGCGTGTGCAAGGATTGGGGAATTGACGAACGAGACATGCCCTACTTTCAAACGTTGCATTCCATGGCCTTCCGGGCTGGGGGGTATAGCTCCGATGAAGTTATTGGACCCAAGGAGATGATCGAAATCGGTAATGCTGTTGGGATACCGTTTGGCAGCAAGGGCAAGACCGATATTGAGACAGACTTTGACACGGTCGGGGTAGCCAAGGGCGACTTCTACATGAGCCAGTATCACCTGTCGCGGAGCAAGGGACTAAGCCTCGAGGAGATGCACCGACAGTTGGGTGATTATCAGGTTGATTGGCCAGAACTCAAACGTCTTGTAGCGGCCTACAACGACTACAAAAAGGTTCGCAACAAAATAGACTTCACGGACATGATTGCGAATTTTGTTAAATCAGACGACGGGCCAAACATAGACGCCCTGTTTGTGGACGAGGCGCAGGATCTGTCTACCCTTCAGTGGTCCATGGTCGATGTACTGCGGAAGAAGCCTCGCATACAGGTGTTCACGGGCGATGACGATCAAGCCATCATGGGATTCCAGGGTGCGGATGTCGGGGCGTTTCTAAACGCGACAGAGAAAAAGACGGTTCTTGAGCAGTCGTACAGGGTTCCTCGTTCAGTTTGGCAAGAGGCCCAGAACATCGTCTGCCGAATAGAGGGCAGGGCTCCTAAAGCTTGTCGCCCCAAGGATGAAGAAGGCAGCGTCCACGTTCACCAGAGCATTTGGGATGTACCGTTTCATGAGGGCGAGTGGTGCGTTATGGCGCGAACGAACCGCATTGCGTCTCAATATGCTCAGGCTCTTCGTGCGGAAGGGTGGGTCTATAGCCGCAACGGTCACCCCAGCATTCCGGTTAAAACATACGAAGCACTTCACGATTGGGAGGAATGGGCCAAGGGAGAGCCGCTGACGCCCACCAAGATAAGAAACGTCTACGCATTCCTAGAAGTCGATAAAGGCTACTCACGGGGCCATGGGCCGCGTTCCAAGGCCCTTTTAGGTTTGGATTCGGATGCTATGATCAGCATGTCGGAGGCCAGAGACAATATGGGGCTTCTGGTGGATGGTTCTGTGCGGTGGCATCGGGCCTTGGGCAAGATTGATCTGGATACCAAGAACTACGTTTTGAATGCTTTGAAGCGCAAAGATAACGTGCGTAATCCTCGAATAAAGGTTAGTACTATACACTCAATGAAGGGTGGGGAGGCCGACAACGTTTTGGTCATTCCGGACCTGTCTTATGCGGCTCATAAGGAATATCAAAAGAATCCGGCGACTGAACACAGGGTCTATTACGTTGCTGTCACCAGAACCAAGAAGGCGTTGCATATAATGCTACCTGAGACGAATCGGTTCTACGACTTATGAAACCAGACGAGATTTTAAAAACAGCAGCGTCACTAGTAAGTGGAGATCGCGCCAAACAATATGGCGACTACACCATCATGCATCAAAGGGCGGCAGACCTCTGGAGTGCATATTTGAAAGTTGAGATTAAACCGGCAGACGTTGCTCTTTGCATGGCGTTATTAAAAGTAGCAAGGAACGAAATGGGCCAAGTCAAGCCAGATAACGGTATTGACGCTTCCGCATACGTAGCCTTGTGGTCAGCAATGATGGAAGACAAAAATGCGTGAGGACCTGTTTGACGAGCCTGTCTGGTTCCCTCCGGAACATCTGCCAGACTTGTCCGGCGAGAAAATTATCGCCATAGACACTGAGACACGGGATCCTCACCTGAGAGACTTGGGGCCAGGGTGGGTTAGAAACGATGGAAACCTTATAGGGATTTCTGTTGCCGCCTCTGAGTGGAGCGCCTACCTGCCGATTGCCCACGAAGGCGGGGGGAACATGGCAAAAGATCTTGTACTCAGGTGGCTCCAAGACCAATTAAACCACGGAATGTCTGTGGTATTTCACAACGCGCAGTACGATCTAGGGTGGCTCTTGAGCGAGGGTGTCGAGGTCAAGGGTAAGATACTCGATACCATGGTCGCTGCACCGTTGGTGGATGAAAACCGTTTCAGTTATTCCTTGAATGCCTTGGGCGCCACTTATCTTGGTGAGCGTAAGGCGGAGGAGGACTTACGAAGGGCGGCGGGTCAGCATGGTGTAGATCCCAAGGCAGAGATGTGGAAGCTGCCGGCAGACAGGGTTGCTGCCTACGCGGAGAAGGACGCGACCCTCACACTTAGCTTGTGGCATGTTCTGCACAAGAAATTGATGGAGGAAGACTGCGAGAAGATTCTTGATCTGGAGTTGTCTCTGCTTCCTATGGTGTTTGAGATGAAGCGCCGGGGTGTTCGGGTTGACGTGTCCAAGGCTGAACAAACAAAAAAACTTCTGACGGACAAGGAAAACAAGCTTCTTGGGGAGGTCCACAAAGAATCCAATGTTCATCTGGAGCCTTGGAATGCCAGAAGTCTGGCTACGGTGTTTGATAGTTTGGGATTAAGCTACGAACGAACTGAAAAATCGGATGCTCCCAGTTTCACCAAACATTTTTTGAAGACCCATGAACATCCTATTGCGCGGAAAATCTTGGAGATACGCGAATACAATAAGGCAAATACGACCTTCGTTGATACAATCCTTAATCATCAGCATGACGGTCGCATCCACTGCCAGTTTAACCAGCTGCGCTCAGATGAAGGAGGAACTGTTTCGGGGCGATTTTCTTCCAGTAATCCAAACCTGCAACAGGTGCCCTCTAGGCATCCAGAGATAAAATCTTTGATTAGGGGACTGTTTATCCCGGAAGACGGTTGCCGCTGGGGCAGCTTTGACTACAGCGCCCAAGAGCCTCGCTGGATGATGCACTACGCTTCCTTAACGCCCTCGACCAAAAATAACGAAAAAGTTAAGGAGATTGCGGAGCAATACCAGAATGACGACTTGGACTTCCATCAGATCGTTGCCGATATGGCTGGTGTAAGCCGGACACATGCCAAAACCATTAACCTTGGGATCATGTACGGTATGGGCATTGGTAAGCTGGCGGCAACCTTGGGGGACATTCCCTTTCAGGAAGCCAAGTCTCTCCGGAACGAATATGACGAGAAAGTTCCTTTTATTCGTGCGCTCGCATCTGCTGTAATGGATGCTGCCTCGAAGCGTTCTGAGTTAAGAACCTTATTGGGCCGGAAGTGTCGATTCCCCATGCGCGAGTTGAAAGGATATTCCAAGGAGTACAAGAAGCCTATCCACGCAGAGAAGCTGGAAGAGCGTTGGGCGGATGTTCTGAACACGCCTGTTGAGGAAAGAGACAAGAACTGGGCCAGCATGAACCCGGAGAGATATCAGGTTGCCTTTGTATACAAGGCTCTCAATCGATTAATCCAGGCTTCGGCGGCCGATCAGACCAAGCAAGCGATGAAAGACTGC